TATAGTTGGAGGACTTATATCAACTTCACCAATAACAGATTGTGATGCGTTAGCTTGAGGAGTTGAGTATTCACTAAAAACAAAACCAAATACACTTGCATCTATTTCTTGCAAGCTGAGACTTGTTGCCGCAAATATCTGTCCATCGTTCTCAAGGAACGTCATAGACATATTTTGAATTTCAAAAGTTTTGTTTGTGTAGCCTAGCCGTTCATTAGTCAAATATATCCAATCATTTGGCTGTGCCTTCATAAACTCAAGAGAAGTAATTAAATCAATTGTAGTTGCTTGTCTTTGATGATTTAAGGATATTCTCTGCAACCTTTGAGCGGTAGTTTCTGAGGTTGTAAATGGATATCTTAGTTCAAGAACTCGTTTAAAATTAGCACTTGCCTCACCTGATGGAGTATCAGCCGCTAAGAATGCACTTGAAGTAAACTGGCCTATTTCAGAGGCTTGATAGTTATCATCTTTGTTTATGTATATTGATTTAACAGCATTAAACAATTCACCACTTTGCGATTGAGTTGTTATGCGTGGGGGTGCTAATAGTTTATCATCTGTAATGGTTAAAGCTGGAGTCTGAGATGCTCCAGCAAATAAATTAAACTTTCCATTTGTATAAGTAAGATTACCAGCACAAGCGGTTGTAATTGCTTCTATCAACCCTGAGCCACTAGCCGAGAAGTTTGATATTCCGCTAGATGTATATCTTCTTTCTGTTGTTGCTGGATTTCCACTGCCATCAACAGTAAGCGTTACCAACGTATCACAAAGATTGGCGGCAGATGAGAATCCACCTCCACTCGTACCGTCATTAAGCTCTGAATCTAAAGCCTTTAAGCCATAGGTTGTATCTGTTAAATAATCTCTTATTTGCAATGCTGGATTTTGGCGCTGTGCATCTGTTGTAGATATAGCTCCATTGCCGCTATTAGCTCTAGGGTCCCAGATGTTTTTACCTCGCATAACAAACCATATCTTAGGTATGTTAGGCATTTTTTCAGGGTCATAAACTAACTCAAGATAGAAGTAAGTACAGCCTAAAAATTTAGCTGTAGAGGGATATCTTGTTCCATTATTAGCGGCCGCCAAACCATCAACGGCAGTTTGCGAACCATCATGAAATGTAAACCTAGCAAGGCTATCCGATGAAAAACGGTTATCATTTTCTGCGTTTTTATACTTTGTATTTGTTACCGTATAAACAGTCTCGCCATTTACAGTTGCCGAAGAAAAAGTAAGCTTGGTCTCTCCAAAATACATCTCATCAAAGCCATCACATGGATGACCTGCAACAACAATGGTTGTACTAAGGATGGCATTCTTCGTGCCGCGAGTATCCATCTTGACGAAAGTACCGCCAACCCTAGCTGTACCGTAAATTATTTGTCTGGGAGTGGCTCCACCAAGCCCTGTTACCTTTGTGCCAAAATTACCTGCACTGGCGCTAATACCTTTATTGGTAAGCATTCCTATGCCACCAGCGACTAAAGTTCCCACAAAAGTAGTTACAGCAAATGCGCCTAATCCCATGCTCGTTATAATTGCACCAGAACCAACCGCGCCAAAAGCTGAAACCTGTAATATTGCTCCAGCGGTATAGACTGTTATAACTGCTACTGCAACAGCAATAATTGCTGATTTAATTACTTTAGCCATTTATTCTAAATACCTTTATCGCTAACTCGTTTTCTCTAAAACTATAACCACCATCTGATGGACTTAAGATTGCATACCCATCGCAAACTCCAGTCACCTGTTTGTCATCTACTTCAAATACAACAATATCACCCTTGGCGATGTACTGCTTGTCTATTGCAGATAATCCCTTGAGCTTTGTACCTTTTATCATGCTTTCTAATAATGTATTACCATAACTTTCTATTGATTGTTTTGCAGTCTCTTCATCTTTCCAACTTAACTCATCAGGTATCAAACTCTCTCCTGTCATAGCTTGAAATGCCGCATCTGCAAAAGTTACACAATCCCATTCACCCCATTGAAAATCTCTATCTTTATTTTCAACCATGAACGCGTGATATCTTTCTTCCCAATCTGGTAATTTTTTTATCATGCTAATCTTGTTAGGGCTCCTATATCTCCAAGATTATCAGTAGAACTTCCGCCCCCTATGTTAGAACCTCCAGTGCTTCTACCCCACAAAATATCTGTATCTTGCAGTTTTTCAACGGCATCAAAGCCAGTATCACCTGTGCCAGCTAAAGCAACTTGAGATTCTCTGGTATATCGGTAATTACAGGGGCGCTCTAAATCTAACAATCTATTTTCAGTTATGAGCGTTATGGTTACTCCTTCAGTTGGAGAATCTGAAATTGAAGTAGATGTCATTCTGCCTTTGTATAAAGTCATAACCCCATCAACGTGATCTGTTCCTCCGCTTACGAAAGCAAGCAACAAAGTAATCGGTCTATTCTGGTAGCTCTCAGAAACAGCATAACTAAGCACAGTTGCATTCATTCCAGATAACTGAAACGTAACACCTGCACTTTTTAAATCGTTTGAATCTTCAATATCAGATATTGCAAGCAATGTACCAGCACCAGTATAGGTTTCTGAGTTAATAACTAAATCGCCTGATCCAGAATGCAATAACAAGGTGCTTGTATCAAACTCTGCTTTAATTGCAAAAATAATGTTTTGATGATCTTCAGCTAGCTTTATAGCCGCTTTTGCATCTATACCTGCTCTGGTAGCCATTACATAACCTCAATAAAACTAAATACTATGTTGTAGACTGAATTACGATTAGCGCTCCAATCTACGTTATTGGTATCAAGTCTAAACAACCCTTTATTAACTGCCGTTGCAATGCCAATAACATGATCATCAGTTAAATCTTGCCTTAATTTTGGCTGTACTGGAATGGAATACAAATCGCGTGTTGCATCTGTAACAACTGCATCTCCAGTAGCCATAACTAATTGTTTAATAAAATCATCTTTTCCGCTGGTGGATGCGGCCGCGTAAATAGCTAAATAATCACCTGCTTTTACTGTGCCGTTGACTGTATTTCCAGATGCTCTTGCGCTTATTGCTTTAGCGCCCTTTATATTTTGACGAACCTTACAGCTTGCTGTATTAGCTTCGTTAGTTAATAACTTATCTACAACAACAACCGTATCGCTTGTTCTCGTAACTATTTTAAATGTATCGTTATTTTCCTCATTGTTTGCGCCAGAAACAGTAAAAAAATCTCCAACAACAAGCCCATCAAATATTGCTGTCCCTGCCGTTATGGTGTTTATTGCAAAGCTAAGAGCAACAGAAGCCACATTTGTTCCGCTATTTACCCTTACATCAGCCAGCAAAGTTTGACCGTTATAAGTTCCTTGCGGATTCTTGCCATCAGGGTCAACCATTTTAAAGTAGTTTTTTTGCCCTTCTAAGGCCGATAAAAAAGACTGCCACTCTACTGCCTGTGATCTACGCATTGGCGCGAGAGTGACTCTCCCTGTCCAGTAATTAGCTTCATAATCTTGAGTGCGCGTTTTCCCTGAGAATGGAGATACAGTTACGCCCATAGTATTATTTAATGAGAAATCAGAGCTTATAAACCCTACATTCGTAGGCACATCAATTATTTTAGGCACTTCCCAATAACCCCTTTCTGTAGTTTCCACCTCTACGGCTGGCATCTAACACCGCGCTTTTTGATACCTCTGCTATTGTTGGCATCATTTTGTTTATCTCTGCTCTAACCGTACCCACAACGCCAGTAGAGAAGTTAAGGCTTTGGTTGACAACTATAGTATCACCCCCACCCATAGCATTTTTAGTATTCATGTTATTCATAACCCTGCCGCCAGTATTCGGAATAATTAACTCAGGTCCACGCTCTCCGACTAAAGTTGGAACTCCTTTTTGATAGGCTCCACCACCTGCGTTTCCGTAGACAATATCCATGGCGCTTTGAGTGCTCATGCCGCCACTACCGGATTTTTCCCCAAGCGTAGGAAATGCATTTGATCCTGATAGCTTAAATACTGAATTTAATATTTCATTTACAATCGCCATTTGCAGGAAAATAGAAATAATTTGCGATACCATGTTTTTTGCAAAATCTTTAAACGAACTTAAAGCGCTCTTACCCTCCATTAAGGCGTTGACAAAATTAGTAGTGAAAGCATTAGCCGCATTTGTTACTGCTTGCTGTAGCTGACTTCCTAAAGTTTCAGAAACATCTTCTGCTTTAGTTTTAAGCTCTTTAAGATCGTCATTTAATATTTTTAAAACTTCACTTAACTTCATACCGCCAAGCATTTCCTCAAGGGCATCAGGGTTTTCTACAGATAAAACACCTATTCTTTCTATTATGTTCTTAAGCTTATCTGCTGGGTTTATAGTTCCTTCAATAGCAGATTGTATATCTCCAAATTCTTCTGCAAATGCAGACTCTTCTGCGGCAGTCCCTGCTTCAGTAATTTTCTTTTTCATTTCTGTTAATTGATTATTTAAAGTATCTAATACTTCTTGAGGAGCCAGCCCTGCAAATGCTTCTTTTATTTTTTCTGCATCACCACCTTCAAAGATAGCTTGCATCTCTGCAATTTCAGCCGCTAACTTATCAGTAGGTAAAATAGTGCCCTCAGCAAGCGAACTCAATACTTCTCGTCTTTTTTGAGCCGCATCTTTTATTGCTTTTAGTCTAGCGTTTTCTGTAGCTTCTGCTTCCGCTTCATCTTTGTTTCTTTTTTGCTTTGCTATCTCATCTTGTTCTTTTTTAAATTCTTCTTCTAAAGCAAGAATTTGATTGTTTCTATCCTCTATTCTTTTTCGTATTGCGTCTTTTTCAGCACGATTATCTCTGTTATCGCCAGTTGAAATTCCAAAGAAAGTTTCTTGATCAATTGCGTTAATTAAGTTTTGATCTTCTTTATTTGCAACATCCAAAGCAATTTGCTCTTGACGTATGTTATTTGCATCTAATTGAGCTTGGCTTTTACCTGTAGCCATACGCATAAAGAAATCATCAACTTCTTTTGCCGCACTGCCCATACCTTCAGCAATAAATTTAAGTGCCGCGCCAACTCCAAGCTCAGTAAATATCGTGTCAGCAAGCCCAGAAAAAGCATCATTCATGTTAGATATTTTTTGCGTTAAGGTTTCCATTTTGGCATCTACCGCACCACCAAACCTTTCGCTTAACCCTTCATTAAGGGCATTCATTATCTTAGCCGCACCCTCTGCGGTTACACCCATCTCTGTAATTTCTAAACGTGTAGCCCCTAACTTTTGACGTAATATCTCAAATACAGGAATACCACGATCAGAGATTTGGTTTAATTCTTCTAAACCTAAACCACCGCCAGCCGATCTTTGGGTTATTCTTACAAGAGCTTCAAACGCTCCAAGAGAATCAATAGTTACAGATGCCGCATCAGCAAAAGTTTTAAACATCTTTTCAGATGGCTCTATACCTGCTGATCTAAGCTGAATAAATGCTTTGGTTAAATCTTTTATCTGGAAGGGACTTTCTGTGGCAAATTGTTTAACTCGTCTAAATGCTGATTCCCCTTGCCTGATAGAGCCAAATACAGTATTTAAGGAAAGCTTTAGATTTTCAAACTCCATTCCTACCCTTGCGATAGGAAGTACAACAGCACCGATAGCCGCTAATGAAACAGCCAGCGCTTTAGCTGGACCCTTAATTGCTTTGATAGCTCCAGATAAACCGCCAAAACTTTTCTTGGTTTGATTGGTTTGTTTTTTTGTCTTTGCAAGGGCTTTTTGCAGTGATGCTGTATCTGCTTTAATCCTTACGACAAGTTCATCAATATTAGTAGCCATTAGTCAGGATATAACTCCATAAGTTCTGATAGCCTGTCTCTTTCTAACGGTGACGAACTGCTATCATTTGCGCCATTAAACTCTTGGAATCCAGCAATGGCTGAATAAATTTCTACAGGTGACATATTCCAGAACTCAGAAGGAGATATGCCAACCATTCCTACGCATATCTCAAAAAACCTTCGCCAATTTATAGCTTCTAGTTCGTCACCTAATCCTTTTTTGAGTCAGATTCCTCTGCCTCTGGGTCACTCATCGTTGATACCAGCAGGGTTGCTACTGCGCTACAGGTATTTACAATCCCTGTTTCTTGGATTAGTTTTTTAACATCCTCCATATTGACATCATTGCTACCACCTCTTAGCGCATACAGCAAAACGACAGCAAGCTCACCAATGCGAACGTCTGCTTCAGATAGCCTTTGCGTAATTGCCAAAATGCCCTTATCAAGCTCTGTTTCAATCTTGATAATGGCATCAACGGTTAAGCGACAAGAGTAATCCTTGCCTCCTAGATTAATTAGTATCTGACCCTTCAACGGATTTGTCATCTGACTTTCCCTTCTTTGTGGTTGCTTTTGCAACGGTTAAATGTAAGACACCATCTCTGGAGTCAAAACGGCAATCCGCAACACCATGCTTTTTGCCGTCAATCGTAATCTCGCTTACCTCTTTAAAATTTTCAGGACATGGACACAAAACTTTATCTCCATAAACAAGTCCATCAACTTTATCAGAGCCTATTGTAATTTTTGCATTAACTACAGACATTCATCACCTCCGCTATTATGCAAATGTAATTGCACCAGCCGATTCAAGCGATACTGAATAAGTAGCTTCGCCATTATATTCACCAGCATATTCCAAAGATGTTATTTGGAAAGAACCAGTAAATGTTCCAAGATCAGGAACAATAACTTGGAAGTTCTTAAATACTGCGCTTCCACCAGTTTGACCAGCAAAAGTTGTTCTCATCAATACTTCAGTGGTGCTATCAGTAAAAACACCTGAACCAGAAACAGAAACACTTTGAACGCCACCACCAGCAAGCAATGTTCTTTGCCCAGCAGAATCTTTATTTGTAGCATCAACAGATTCTTCGTTCATCGTAATTGATGTGGATCGCAAGCCGCCAACGGTAGTATATGTCGAGCCTGCAGTGTTAATCTTTAGTAATAGGTCTAAACCTTTTTGTGCCGCCATCTAAATTCTCCTATCAATTTCTTGATTATATTAACCTAGCATAATTGCACGAAATCTCATTACTCCATGCCTTGTAATCCCATCTGGGTCTCTGATTATATCACTGAACTCAAAACGCATATTAATAAAATTTGAGCCTGTGACAGACAGACTGCTATCATGCAACAGAGTATGCACCCTGTCCATAATATTTTTTGCTTGCAAACTGCCGCGATACCTACTCCAAACATCTATATTTACAGTAACTTCTGAACCAGTTTGATCTTTCGTGCTGTAATCTATCGCTGTATCTTCGC